GGCAACTTCCTTAAAGATGAGACTGGTAAGTGGATCATGGAAGAAACTGATAATGATGTACCACTATTAAAAGACAAAGACAATAATGATATTGATATTGCCATTGGTAATGGTTCAGATGTTATTGTAATGTATAAAGAATGGGAAACAACTAACCCTAAGTTTGGTAAGTTTAAAGGACTAGATTTAGCAGGACTACAGGTAGTTAAACTACAGGAATATAATCCTGATGTTGGGTTTTCCGCAGTAAGTATGGCAGAAGTAGAGGAGTTTTAAATATGAATGACGAAGTAAATAATCAAGCACCTTATATAACTATTGATGGAGTTAATATATCAGTAGAGGACTTGCCTGATGAGGCAAAAGGAATCTTTGGTAGATTACAACGACTGAATCAGAAGAAAGCTAATACTGTTTTAGACTTGGAAGAGTTGCAAGCAGGTATTAATTTCTTCTCTAACAGGATAGTTGATATAGTTAACGAAGGAGAAGAACCTAATTCTGATGCGACTGAATCTGATACAGAGGAAGACGACTCAGAGTAGTGTGTGCCTAAGAGTCAGCAGTAGAGTGCGAGAAGGTTATCTCTATTTGTGACTATAAACTACTAGACCTTCAGAGTGTAGCTAGGGGATGAGCCTTTATAAAAACCTTGGTGGGAAACCAGTCAAGGTCAAGGATGAATTAGGGATAAGCGAACCATACCTGAACTAGCTACACACTTTTTAAATAATAACGTGAGGGAAATTACATGGCTTTTATTCAACATAATCAAAAATGTCCTACCTGTGGTAAGAATCATTTATCTGTAAATGCAGATGGATCAAGCAAATGTTTCTATGCAACTTGCGGTACGTTTCACCCTGCTTCTAAACAGGAATCAAACGTATCTAGTATTACACAACCTCCTGTAGAACGTAAGGTTAAACCTATGCAAATTACAAATTCAGAAGGATCATACTCCGCCTTAACAGACAGAAGAATATCTGAAGATACTGCTAAGAAGTATGGAGTTAAAGTTGTACATGGTGCTGATGGTAAACCTTTGGAACATCACTACCCTTATTACAATGGTAATGAATTGGCGGCAACTAAAACTAGAAAGGTAGAAAACAAGGGCTTCTTTTTAAAGGGTTCGTTTGAAGAAACTGGATTGTTTGGAGAACAACTTTTTAATAAAGGCGGTAAGTACATTACTATAACTGAAGGTGAGTGTGATGCTATGGCGGCATACGAACTGATGGGGAGTAAATGGGCTGCAGTATCTATTAAACG